TTAGTAAGTTCTTGCCCTGTAAGTGCAGCATCTATTTGTGCTTTAGATAATTCTCTTTGTTGTTTAAAAGACATGTTAGATGTAGTAACTTGCATGTTATTTACAGAATCCTGTAAAATTCCTTGTTGTTGATTAGTTAAATTAATACCTTCTATTTCAGCATATCTTGCAGCGTTTACTACTTGTCTTTGTTGTTCAAAACCTAACTCTCTTTCTTGTAAAGAAGCTCTTAACTGTGCATTGGCTAAAGAAGCTTGTTGCATGTTTGAAAGGCTTTGAGATTGTAATTTAAAACCACTTGTAGAATTTTGTAACGAAGTTTGTTGTCTTGCATTTAAATCAGCTAAACCAATTTGTAAACCTGCAGCAGCATTAGCTAAAGCAACTTTTTGTTTATTATTTATATTGCTAAGATTTATTTCTCTAAAGACTTGTGCATCTTGTGCAGCTACAGGTATAGACGCTTCCATTGCTGATTGCATAATTGCAGCACCTGCCATAGAACTTGCAGATAAACCTCTAGCAGCCATTTGTGCTTCAGCATTTCTTATTGCACCTGCAGCGTAAGCAGGAGTTTTACCATCAGCAAACTGTGCCATAAGGTTTTCTAATTGTCCTTGTACAGTAGCCTCTTTAGGTACTTCAGACATTTGTTGTGTTATAGCATTTGCCGTAGCTCTAGTTTGTTCGTCTTCACTAGTTTGATTAAGTTGCATAACTGCATTATCTCTTAGCTCTGCCATAACTTGTGCAGTACCTTGATTAGCCTCTGCAGGAGCAATAGGTTGTACTATTTCATTTGTAGTTATACCTCTTTGAGCACCTACGATAGTATCGTTAAAATCACCAGTGTAATCGCCTACAGTAGGTGTCTTACTTCTATCTGCACCTTCCATATCTGTAGCAAGTGCACCTTCAGCTTTTTTTTGATCTATACTATCCCTAGAAGGAGCAGTACCTATAATAGATTCTCCTATAACAGGTTTGTCTGATTGTGCATTTACTTCTCTTGTTAAAGTGTCTAAAGTTTGTGCATTTAAAGCTTGGTTACTTACTTTAGCAAAAGTGTCAGTAGTAGAAGTTATAGTATCAGCAGTACTTTTAATTGTATATCCTGCTGCCTGTAAGGCTTGAATTTGTGCATCACTTATAATTTCTGTAGCTGCTTGTTGTGTTGCTCCTAGTTGTTGTTCGTTAGGTTCTAATTCAGAAGCTTGAGCATATGTCATATTAGGATTAAATTCAGCATTAGGTGTTAAATCAGGATTAGTACCTGTAAGCCCTGCCATCTGGTCGTATTGGTTTAGCACATCTCCAAATCTAGTTTCAAGAGCTCCTAAAGTTCCAGTACCTGTTCCAGTACCTGTTCCAGTACCTGTTCCAGTACCTGTTCCAGTACCTGTTCCAGTACCTGTTCCAGTACCTCCAGTACCTCCAGTACCTCCAGTACCTCCAGTACCTCCAGTACCTCCAGTACCTCCAGTGTTTCCACCAGTGTTATTATTAGTTAAATCTGTAAGTACACCATCTTTTTCAACTCCTGTTATAGTACCATCAGCCGCAAAATAAGTTGTCTGACCAGTAGCAGGGTCTGTATTAACTTTACTTCCATCAGCGTTAACAGTTACATAAGGGTTTTTTGGAATCCCTGTGTTACCTAAAGAACCATACTGTGATTCATATTCCGCAGTTGTTAATAGTTTACCTGTAGTTGGATCAGCATACATTGGCGGTTTACTAAAAAGGTCGTTCTCTGTTACTCCACTACTTGCTTTTAGTGCTGTTAAATCATTTGCATCAGTTTCAAATGTAGAGTTTTTAGTAGTAAGACCTGCGTTTTGAGCCCTAGTAAGAAAATCTATAGTGCCTAGACCACCAACACCTGTATCGGCTGCAGCAGATACCGTGCCATCAGCACCGATAAATTCAGCAGGTATGGTATCATTACCTGCACCACCAGGTATAGTAGAGAATGAATTAATATTAAAATTAGGACTAAAAGGATCAGTACTGTTAAGTGTAATATTACCACCTTCAGCCATACCTCTTCTTTCCAAAGCATCTAACCTTTTCTGTATTTCTATATTTGTCAATGGTTTCTTTGGCATATCTCTTCCCTCTAGCCTACAATTATTTTAATTAACAATCCTATTACAGAGACACTAGCCCCTATAAGTATCGCTTCAATTCTGTAAAGCCTACGATCAATGGCTTCATACCTACTCGTACAAGCATCCACATGGTCATCTATCTTTTGGTTTACTACACTTGTTGTTGGTTTAGTAGGCATGTTTTCTCCTATGATGGTAGTTCTTCATGAATTACATATAAAGGATGTATATCTGTTGCAGTAGTCGAATCTACTCCTCTAGTAACACCTGTAAGAGTATTACCATCTATTCCTGTATACGTAATTTTTTCATTAGTTTCTTGTATATATGCTACACCTAAAGAAAGTCTTAAAGGTTTTCCGTCAGTTTCTACTAGGGGTATAGAAGTAGCGTCTGAAGCTACAAAAGATTCTACTGTAGCAAAACCTATATAATTTTCATTAGCAGACCAGTTCGACCCATCATATTTATATTTTCTACCATACCAATCATCAGGTAGTGTAACTCCTGTATGTAACGTGACATTACTTGAGTTGTAAGAGCCTACTCTATATCTAGGGCTTGAAGAGGGTCCTACTGTCATACAGTCTGCTGTAATATTAACATCAACATCATCTTCTATAACGTAGGTAACTTCATTAGTTTCATTTTCTGTAATTATTTTCATATTAATTAAACTCCAAATTTTCTTTTATACATTTAGGTTGTAGTGGAAAAAATATATCAGGGTAATTTTCTTGTTTAGATAAATCTCTTAATTTTTGCCTATACTCTAACACTTCTTTTTTTTCTTGTTTTGTTAAAGGATAATCTATTAACATATATTTATCTGTTCTAGTTAATATCCTCTCTATTTCCTTTTCTACAAACTTAAATTTTTCTTCTTTGTAAACTGCTTTTTCTGCTTCATCGTCTCTAGTTTTTATTATATCTACATATTCTTGTGTAGTAGCGTTAAATACTCTAGTCATACTTACGTTACAAGGTCTATAGTATCAAAGTCTGCGTTCATAATAGCATAAACAACAACTACGCCCTCTACAAAATTAGTTCCTGCAGAAGCATAGAAATAAAAACCATCTGCATAATTGTTCACAACTTTAGTTCCTGCAGCACTTCCATAGCCTTTTTCATGTTTTGTATTATAGTTACTAGAACCATACCTATAAACTCCTTCGTATTGCCACGAAGAGTTTTGTTTTGAATTTACATATGTTCCCATACCTGTTAATAAGTGTGTGTAGGGGTTTTGGGTTCCTGTCTGTCTTTCTTCACCTACATAATTAGTATATACTCCATCAAAAGCATAGCCAGTCCATAAACCAGTATTATCTCCAGGGTTTGCATTTTCAAATGACCCAGAAGTCATTCTTGCTCCATACCACGTAGCACTTTCCATAACACTAGAAGTACCATTATATGGTTTTACTTTCATATAACCATCATTAGCATTAAAACCTAAACCATACCAATAAAGATCATACGCCCTTACATCTTTAGGATTAAATCCTGCAGGTAAAGAAATTAAAACATTAGCGTCATCTCCACCTCCCTGTCTTCTAAAGTCATACGAACCACAAAAGATTCTATTAGTGTCTTTAGGTATAGAACTGTAACCAGAAACATCATCTCCAACGACTATACTCCCTGTAGTTAAAGCTGTTCCTGCAATTACTCTAGGATATTTTCCTGTAATACTTGTAGCTAAATCACCATTACTATAAGGGTCTATAAAATATTTTGTTCCTGCAGTTAAAGAACTTACAGCATCAGTAGAACTTCCTAGAGAAGCTATACCTACCTCAGCACCATTTGAAACAGCCTCTTTTGATATGCCTATAAAATTACGGTACGTTAAGTTTGTTGAACTTTGTACCCAACTATAATTAGGTTGTACTATTTGTTGAATAATTTCACCACTACTTGTACTACTTTGAGATGTAACAACATTTTGTCCATAAACATCTCCTGTAGAATTTATTGTTACATATTTTATAGTAGGACTACTGTCTGCAATTTGTACTTCGTTACTAGCATTCCATATGTATCTATCAGCAGGACTACCTGTTCCAAATTCTACAGAATTCATTAACCAAGTATTTGATGTACTAGCATGAGGAAAAATTGCTGTCATCTGTTTCGATCTTTCATTATATTGAATCCAACCATTACCTCTTTCATTACTAAAACCAGTATTAGTTAAATTTGCACTATCTACTACATAAGCACCTGATACACTTAAGTTTAAGCTTGAACCTTGCGGAGCAGATGCCCAACTCAACCAACCTGCCCCTAAAGCTTGCCTATAACCACCCCAACTAACTAAAGCAGGGCTTGTATCATTTGAATCGACAGTTTGGTTAGGTATAGTCCAACCTAAACCTTCACCATTACTATAATTATGTATAGTATCGTTTGAACCTGCAGTTAAATCACTACCATTTTTTCTATAACCATTTACTGTCACATAATTACTATTACTAGCATCTTTCCAAGCTACTAATACTCTATTATTTACTCTATCATACCCTGCAGCTATTGGGCGATTGTTAGCAGTACCTGCATTACTATCCCACTTTGTACTAGTTATATTACTTAAAGTAGGTGCGTTTGTCCCAGAACATGTAATATATATTGCTCCTTGTTTATCTCCTCCAAGAATAACGTGACCTACGTTATTAGTTGTATCATATATTGTTTCAAAATATTGAGCATGCCCACTACTATTCATAATACTGTTTGAATCTGATCCAGTAGCTCCTTTTGTTAATGTAACACCATTTGTACCTCCAAGAGTAACAATACTTGCTTTTAATAAATATCCACTAGTATAATTATTATGAACAGCTACAAAGTAGTCATTATCTTCATCATAATATACACTCATCCTTCCTTGAGAGTAGCCATCATCTTCTACTACTATTGGAGTTCCTCTAGTAATGTCAGAGGCATCATCACTTTGATTTAATGATGAATTGCTAGCGTTGTCATACTTAGATGCAAACATTTTATACTCAGTCTTGCTTGTACCTGAATTATAATCTATATAACAAGTAACCCAAGTATTTGTTCCTGGTTTATATGCTGTTCTAAAAGAACCATAATTATTAGTGTTGTAATTAATTCCTGTTTTAGCAGAATCATCCCAAGTTTCATTTGTTCTTCTATTACCGCTATGGGCATTTGTAGTGCTAGAACCTGAGACTTGAGACACAGTTCCATTAGCATTTTTTATTAAACCTTTACCTGCCGCAATGCTACCGCTAGCAGTAGCTGTAACACCTCCTCCACCTGCATTAGCCCAAGAAAGAGTATTAGAACCATTTGTAGTTAAAAATTGACCTGAAGTGCCATCTGTATTAGGTAGTGTCCATAATTCATTAGAAGCTATAGCATCTGGACCTTTGAAACCTACATAGTTTGCACCGTTAGCGGCTAACTCTTGAAATCTCAATTCAGTAGTATTACCAGTACTTGTACCGTGAGGAGCCATGCTTACACCGCCTGCAGCTACTACGGCTGTAGTGTCATTACCATCTTCATCATACTCAATACTGAAATTTTGATCTGAACCAAGATAAAGTTTTTTATCATCGGCAATATATACGTCACCCCACTCAAGAGATGTTGTACCTAAGTCAGCACCACCTGAAGCATCAGGAACTAAAGCAGTAGAAGCAGTAATTGTAGTACCTTCTATAGTGCCTGCTACAGTTAATCCGCCAGAAGCTAAAGTCATTAAATCTGTGTCAGATGTATGACCTATAGTGGTTCCGTTAATAATAACATTATCTACAGTTAATGTGGTTAACGTTCCTAAAGATGTAACATTACCTTGTGCTGCTGTAGACAATGTTCCTGCTAAAGTTCCACCAGTAACTGTACCTGAAGTGGTAATAGCAGAAGAACCTACATCTATAGCACCAAAACCTGAACTAATAGAACCACCATCTAAAGCACCTACTGAAGTTATATTTGTTTGAGCAGCAGTTGTTAATGTACCTGCAATGTTACCAAAAACAACGTTACCTGCTGTGCCACTAAATACTTCGGAAGAG